CGGGTGAGTTCAAGGGACGGGATGGCCGGGGGCCCTTTCGACTGACTAAGCCGGACAGAGTAATCGCGGCGACCCGCGCCCTCCAAATGGAAGCGGGGTTACCGATTGACTACGACCATGCGACCGATTTCGGCGCGCCAGAGGGACGCCCGGCGCCAGCAGCGGGCTGGATTTGCGGCTTCGCGGAGCGCGGTGGAGCGCTGTGGGGAAAAGTTGAGTGGACAGCGCATGGAGCCGACGCGGTGGCGACGCGTGAATACCGCTACATCTCACCTGTATTTGAATATGCCGAAAACGGAGAAGTAGTGCGGCTACTGCGGGCTGCGCTGACTAATAATCCAAACCTATTGCTTACTGCAATTTCTGCGCGGAATGGAAAGCGTCCCACAGAATCAAAACGAGGCAATCGGCGCGCTCGCCAAGAGGATAGTGAGTATATGGACGAATTTGTCAGTGAGGTGCGGAAACTCCTGGGCCTGACGGACGAGAGCACACCGGAAGAAATACTGGCGGCGCTTGCAGAACTCGCCAAGGAAAGCAAGGCAAAAAAGGTGAAGGCAGGCAGCGGATCAAGCCATACGCCGCTCGAGGAGATACAGAGTGCGGTTGCGGGAGCAGATGCGGCCCGGTACGTACCTGTTGCGGAGTTCGAAGAAGTGCTTACGGAGCTGAACCGCCTCCAGGCAGCGAGGCATCGTGAGCAAGCCGAAAAGGCGGTAGAGAATGCGATGAAGGAAGGGCGGCTCAGCCCTTCGCAGCGCGAATGGGCGATTAGCTATTGCCAGGCCGACTCGGACGGATTTGCGAAATTCATAGCTAACCAGTCGCCGCTTCTAACAATAGCAGGACGAGGATTTGGCTGGGGTGCCGGCCAATCCAGCCAGCGGGCCGGAGAAGCGGGGGTGAATGAGCGTGCGGCGGCCGGGCTGAATCCGGTCGAAAGCGCAATTTGCGTACGTCTTGGAATCAAGCCGCGAGAGTACGTGACGCGAAAGTCAGGAGGCAGAGATTTCCTCGAGTTCACATGAATCAAGCGCGGCCGGCCTGACGCATCGCACTAGACATTCAAGCAGTAGGAAAATGGTGACAGAATGGCGGCATTAACTAATTCGAGGAACACACCTGAGCTGGCGGACGGCGGCCGTATCCAGGTTTATCCGGTAGAGGCGAATACGACTATCTACCTCGGCAGCATCGTCGCGCTTGACAGCAACGGCAATGCGGTGCCCGCTTCGAGCGCGCCGAATCTCAGGCTGATCGGACGGGCCGAAATGGTGAGCAACGGGTTTCCGGGCCAGGATGCGGTGAATAATCCGGGAGCGGCTGGCGCGATCGCGATCGTGGCACGGCGCGGCGTGTTTATGTATGCGGTAAACGACGGATCGATTGGCGCGGCGCAGGTTGGGCTCACTGCCTTTGCGGTGGACGACAATTCAGTGTCGTTGTCTGACGGCAGCGGGGCGACAGCAGTAACCGCCCAGACGGCGGTTTTTCCGGCCGCAGGGTCAGCGCAAATCATAAGCCTGGGCCACGAGTTCGTCAGCAAGGTCAATGTACACAGCACGTCCGCGGGGGGAACTATCTATACAGAAGGCATCGACTACGTAGTAGACTTCCCGGCCGGCCTAGTGATGCTGATCAGCGGCGGCGGCATCGCAGCGGGAGCGACGGCCTATATTGACTATAACTGGGGGGCGCCGACGCGGAGCGTTGCCGGGCGTATAGTAGCAATCGATCCAAGCGGCCAGGTCTGGATCGACTTCTGGAATCAGGCGGCGCCAGCGATTTAGCCCTGCAAGGCTATCTTCCCTCGCATGCAACATCGCAACAGCCGAACCGCATAAGCTGTGGAGCAAGTATAATGGAAATAACGGCAGGAAATCTGACTGCTCTGTTCACTGGCTTCGATATTATATTTCAGCGCGGCTTTGAAAAACCGCCTTCGTACTATGAAAAGATTGCGACGGTAGTGCGTTCGACCTCGCGTCAAACCACGTATCCCTGGCTTGGCCGAACGACCAAATTCCGTGAATGGCTGGGCGACCGCGTGGTTCAGGCGCTGGAGACTCATACCTACACGATCGTCAACAAGGACTTTGAAGATACGATCAGTATCAGCCGCAACGATATCGAAGATGATACTTACGGAGTATATGAGCCGGTAATCGAACAGCTCGGATGGGACACGAAGGTTCATCCGGACTCCCTCTTATTCACGATGCTCCAGAATTCGGTCAACAGTCCGACGAGCGTATTAGCCTTTGACGGACAGCCGTTTTTCTCTGCGAGCCATCCGGTGGGGCCGCTCGGCGCAGCCGGTGATGTGCGCGACAGTGTGGCATCGAATATCAACACGTCGGGAAGCGGGCCGTTCTGGTACTTGATCGATGCGTCACGGGCTATCCGGCCATTCATCTTTCAATTACGGCGCGAATACGCAGTGACGCGAATGGACACGCTCAGCGACGAAGCAGTATTCAACCGGCGTGAATACCGGTTTGGGGTTGATGGGCGCGCGAATACCGGTGTGGGACTGTGGCAGCTAGCATATGCAAGCAATATGGATCTGAGCAACCCGGTGAACTATGGAGCGGCGCGATCGTCGATGCGTTCATTCAAGACGGACGCGGGCTTGCCGTTCGGCGCGTTGACGAGTCCGGATAATACATATTTGCTGGTGCCGCCGGCGCTCGAGGAACAGGCGCTGCAATTGCTCAATTCTGATTTCATGGTTGGAGCGTACGCTAGCGCAAGCGTGCCGGCGAGTAATATCTGGAAGGGCAGTGCGAATCTGATCGTAAGCGAGTATCTGGCTTAGGCGGCATGCATTCCGGAAGTACAGATCGCTCGGACGAAACGGAATCGGCCGCGGCGAGCGGCGGCAGAAGGAGGTGAGATAGCCAGTGGTATACGCCAGTTCTGATGACATGATAGCGAGGTATCCGAACCGGGATCTCGTACAACTGACTAATGAGGATCCGGCGCAGACGGTGATCAATACCGCTGTGATTGATCAGGCGCTGGCAGATGCGTCGGCGGAAATCGATGGCTATCTGGATGGACGCTTCGCGCTGCCACTCACTGATGCGCCGGCCGTGCTGAATCGCCTCGCTTGCGACGTTGCGATGTACCGGCTGCAGGCGCTGCGGCCAATCCACGATATGGCAGACGCGCGCCAACGCTATGATGACGCGGTGCAACTGCTGATGCGGGTGGCGCGCGGAGAGGTAACGCTGGGACTTACGGCAGATAACCTGGAGCCGGCCGAGGGACTGAACGAAATCGCGATCAAGGAAGGCTGCGGCGGCAGGCCGATACGGATTTTCAGCCGCCGTACGCTGCAAAGCTATTAGCCGCAGGGAGAACGAACGGATGGCGGCAGTAATGCTTGACGCATCGTGGACCGGAGTTCAATTTGCGCCAGCGCAGCCGATCGATATCGCCACGATTGAGCTCGCGCTGGTGGCACGCCTCGCATCGCAGATCACTAGCGTTGAAGTAGCACATTTTCCGGATTCGCCACACGCCTACCGGCTGACTCATCGAATCGGGGCGGCCCTAGTACGTTATGAGGGCGCTGATTACGGGCCGCTGAAAGATACTGCGGCGATAGTTCAGGAGCGGACACTCAAATTCGCAGTATCGTTGCTGGTGAGGGACTTGGGATGGAGCTTCGGAGGCGAGCCGGACGGAACTAGTCCAGGCGGGTACGCACTGCTGGAAAGCATACGCGCGGCGCTGACGGGCTTCAGGATACGCGGGTTCAGCAAGGCCTACCCCGTGAGTGAAAAATTCCTGGAACGGGATAAGCAAGGCGGCGTGTGGATTTACGCGATCACCTTTGGACTCAAGACAATGGCGGTCGAGCCGTCCGTCATCGAAAACTATCCTTTGTTCGTGCTCGGCGTTGCGCAGGAGAAGGGGGGGATCACGACGATTAGCGTGGCACCGGCGCCATATGCGTTTGATGCCAGCGGCGAAATCACGCTGCCTAACGGCAACATCACTGCGCTCGAGATGCTGAATCCGTCAACAGGATTTGAGTACATAGCCGGAACTGACTACAGCGCAAATGCGGTGACGGGTGTGATTAGCGCGAATCCATCTGGAGCAATCCCGCCTGGCGCAACAGTGAGTATAGCATACAGCTACGGCGAGACGGTGACCGCGGTCCCAAGCCAGGCCGGTGATCCATCTGCCGGCCGAAGTTGAGAATGGGCTATACGCCAGGATTAGAGCCACAATCGCACTGGAATAGTAATGGCGGCCGCCAAGCAGCATGCGGCCGGTTCGCGAGAGCAACTAACAGAGGTAAACTGAATGCCTGCGTCATTTCTTCACGGCGTTGAAGTAATCGAAACGACAACCGGTCCCGCGCCGATATCAGTAGTCAAGTCTTCAGTTATTGGCCTAGTCGGTACAGCGCCGGTATGGAACGTTCAAGCACCGGCGGCTGCGCCGGGTACCAATGTTCCGACGCTGGTCAGTTCGGCGCTGGACGCTGCGAACTTCGGCGCCACAGTACAGGGTTATACGATTCCATACGCGCTGAATGCGATCCTGCAGCAGGGTGCGGGGCAGGTGATAGTGGTAAACGTCTTCGACCCCTCTGTGCATGCCACCGATCTGATTCTGACGGCTACATTTTCGGCAGCCGGGGCAATTAACCTTGGGCATATGGGGGTAGCGAACGTGTCGGTGCTGCCGACGGCCACGTCGCCGATCAGCGGAGAAAGCCATACGTTTGCGGGTTCGCCGGCAACGGTTCAGCTAAGTCATGGTAATGTTGCGGGCACGACAGTTGTAGTGACCAGCGATCCTGCTGGCACAACCTACGTTCAAGGCACGGACTATACAATCGACGCGGTTACGGGCCTGGTGAGCCAGCTGGCTGAAGGAGCGATCGGCGCCGCCGAAGAGGTTCTGGTTAGCTATAGCTATTACTCAGGGACAGCCTATGTTGCGGGGGCTGACTATCAGACCGACCTGATCAACGGCGTAGTGACGCTAGCTGCGGGCAGCGAAATAGCGGCGGGTGCCACGGTCGTAGTGTCATTCAGTTACGCCGACCCGACCAAGGTCCAGGACAGTGACATTATTGGGTCAGTAGTTAACGGCAGCTATAGCGGGTTGCAAGCGCTAATGAGCACGTTTGGAACGATGGGCTTCTTTGCGAAAGTTCTGATCGCGCCTGGCTATTCGCAAAACGCAGATGTGGCCAATGCAATGCTCGCCCTCGCAGAACAGATAAGAGCGATGGCCTTGATTGACTCGCCCCCGAGCACCACTCCCGCGACCGCGATCGCGAACCGGGGAGTGGCTGGTAATGCATTTGACACGAGCTCAACGCGGGCGATTCTGTGCTACCCGCAGGAGACTTTCTATGACACTGGACTGGTGCCCACGGGCGTGACGTTGAATGGGACGACGCCGGTTCAGGAGGTGGCGAATCAAAATGCGACCGGGCCGTATTCGCAATGGGTAGCGGGAGCAATCGCATACCAGGATCTGCAGAATGGCTATTGGTGGTCGCCGTCAAACACCTCCGTAAGCGGGATCCTGGGGCCGGACGTGACACTTTACGCCTCGCTGATCGACGCGGCGTCAGACGTAAACAATCTGAATGCCAATGGGATCGTAACCGTGTTCAATGCGTTTGGAACCGGACTGAGAGTATGGGGGAACCGATCAGCAGGATTTCCCGTGATTACCACGCCAGATAATTTCATCAGCATCCGCCGAACGATGGACGTGATCGAAGAATCGGTCGAATTGGCTATGCTGCAATTCATGGATCAGCCGATAAGTAATGGGCTCATCACAGCTATTCTAGCAAGTGTAAACGCGTTTTTAAGGAGCCTGATCCAACGCGGAGCGCTGGTAGCAGGCACAGCTTCGTATAATCCATCTGAGAATCCGCCGAGCCAGATCGCGGCAGGCCAATTGGTATTCGATATTGATGTGATGCCGCCGCCGCCGGCTGAGCGGCTGACTTTCAATGTTTATATCGATTCGACGCTGCTGAGCCAGCTAGGTAATACGACTGCTCAGACCGGAACGGCGGCCAACGCTTGAACGATTGCCACTTTGGCTACGAAGGCGCCTGAAGGGATAAGCGAAAAGAAGGTATGTGACGGATGAATATAGCAGTTAATCGAATCACGAACGCCAATATCTATATCGACGGAGTTGGGCTGCTAGGACGCGCGGAAGAGATCGAGGTCGCGCAGCCAAAGCAGCGGATGGTGGATCACAAGGCTCTCGGCATGGCAGGGACGGCGGAATTCTGGGCGGGTGTCGACAAGCTCGAGGCGAAAATCAAGTGGGCTTCGCTTTACCAGGAAGCTCTATCGGTAGTGGCTAGTCCATTCAATGCTCATTCATTTCAAGTTATGGGAGATATTCAGCAATACACGAGCCAGGGGCTAACCGCTGAGCTGCCTTTAATTTATCTGATGACCGGCGTTTTCAAAGAGGCTGGGAATTTCACATTTCGCCAGCATGAGAACGTCGATACGACTTCAGTGATCACGGTTTACCATTCCGAACTTTATATTTCGGGAACGCAGATACATCTTTATGACGTGCTGGCAAATATCTACGTGGTGAACGGAGTTGATCAGCTAGCGGCGTTCCGGTCCAACCTGGGCGGCTGAGGAAGGGGGCATAGTACGAAGAGAGCATACGGAGCAGCGACATAATGAGCAAGGAAGAGCCGGCAAAAGAGCTTAAATTACCGTCCGGACGAGTAGCGATGGTGCGGAAGGGCTTTGGCAGGGACCTGATGCGTGCTCACAGGGCAGTTGGGCATAATCCGGAGCCCACAGCGATCACGTTTGCATTGATTGCAGAGCTGGCCCAAGTCGATGGGAAGACCATCGTGTATGAAGATGTGCTTGCGATGGAACTGAGTGATGTTCTTAGCCTCGAAGCTGAAATTGTGGAGGGAATCGAGCAGGCGGGAAATTTTTAGCTAAGCCTCTCGCCAGCCGCCGCAGCAAGGATGTAATGCGAGCGGCAACCTTGCTGGTTCTAGTTGAGTTCGGAATATCTTTCACTGAACTGGCAGGGATGAGCCTGAACGAGATCGCGTTCTGGGCAGCAGAGCTGGAGGCGTACTTGGAACGCGATTTAGAGTAGCGCGGTTCGACTAGAGAAAAGATCGAGGACGGTGAGCATGAGCGACAGACGGCTATACGCAGGCAACTTGAACTTTGACGTGGATGACGATTCGCTTCGGGAACTATTTGCGCGAGCAGGCGGCGTGGAGCAAGCGGAGGTGATGAAAGACCGATGGACCGGCTTGTCGCGCGGGTTTGCGTTCGTCGACATGATGACCGCAGAGGATGCAGAGGCGGCAATCAAAGAACTGAACGGCGCCGAAGTAATGGGGCGTGTTCTCAGGGTCGCACTGGCGAAACCGCGTGAAAGCAGCGGAGCCGGGATTGAGCGTAATCGGAGCTGAGCGCTATGCGCGAAGGTCGTTCTGACAGAGATCGAACGGACGAGACCGATAGAGACGGGCCCTTGGCGAAGCTAATGAGAGGCCGGGCAAGAAAATTGGCAGGCTTCAGACGCGCCGTGAACCCTCCAGGGTATCGGGCGGCAGTCAGCCAACCGGGGCGTCTGAGCACATCGCGCGGTGATTCGCCGCTTCGATCATTCGAGCGGCCTAGCACCAATCAAGGGGAGGCGTTGACGGATCTAGTTGCGCTAATGCGCAGACGGCTCACGGCGCAGGGAAGACTGAGAACCGGGTCGCCGGTGATCAGAACAGGTGGGCATCCAACGCGTGAGATTTCCTTGGAAAGCTCAATTAGATCGGCGGCCGGGCGCAAGGACAATTCAGCGGAAAGCGGAAGAAGGTTGAACGGCACAGGAGCGCTGATACGCGGCCGAGGTGCGAGACGGCAAGCGCCAGCGACCACCCGGGCGAGGGGGCAGTCTGGAGCGGTTGAAGATGAGGTGGGAGAGCGGCGCGAATCGCGCAGAGAAGCAGTCAACCTAGTACCAGGGAATAAATGGTTGAGGGCGCTGAAACTAGAATCATACACAGGACCAAAGCCTGGAACATTTCGGTCCAAAGTTGCGCCTGCCGGAATCGAATCTGCGGCCTACTCATCTTCATCTATTGGTAAATTGAACCGGCTAGCGAGAAATTACAGAGCAAGCCGGGACCTCGGGCAAACATCGCCGTTAAGGTCGCGGGGGACGGTTTCCTCGGTTCGGCCAGGCCAGGCGAAATCAAGCAGGGGCGCTCAGCGGATCGGCCGCAGCCTGGCAGCAGAACCAGGTTTGGCGAGCAGCGACGCAGGAGAACAGCGGAGCATCAAGGCGAATACGGATTCTTCTCGCAAACAGCGCACACCGCTCTCGCAACAGCGTTCACAATCAGCTCTAACCGTAAACTTCAATCCAACAGTTGTAGTCAAGGGTGAGTCAAGCCATGCGGCCAAGCAGAATATCATAGAAGCACTCAGCCGCCATAGCCACGAATTGGTGCAACTGATTGAACATGAGATCGCGAAACAGCGGCGAGTCGAATTCCTGAGCTGAAGGCTCAGTAACTTTGGCCTCAATTACTGTTGGCTTAGGCGGGGATAGCTATGTTCGCCACGCTAGGTGAAATAACATTCGAAGTTCTAACTTCGCCGGTCTCCTTCGAATCATCGTTTCGATGGACCTATGCGGAGCATGACGTAGTCGAAGCGCGGCCGCGCCTACAATGGTTGTCCGAAGGGCTCCGGACGATAGTATTCGACCTGCGGTTCCACGCTTCTTTTACAACTCCATTGGCTCAGCTCGAAAGCCTTCTGGCGGTGGCGCGGGAGCATAGTGCTCAGGCGCTGGTTCTGGGGAATGGAGAACATCTGGGCTATTTCGTCATCGTCGCTTTGCGGGTGGCCTCGACCCAGATGACTGCGGTTGGCGACGTGATAGCGATGACGGTTCATCTGGAGTTAAAAGAATGGGCGCTTTCATCCGAAGTGGATTCGACGGTTGCGCCGCAGCCTGACTTTATTCCGATTGCGATTGTCCCGGCGCCAGAAGGGGAGGAGACCTCTGCGGTCACATATTCGGGCGCTCTCGGAGTGGCTGCGACTATTGCTCCGGCGACTGGGAGTTATGTTGCCACCGTGACAGGAGCGCCTGGTGTATCGCCGCTTCTGGCTGATCCAGCTGCGTCGAATCTACAAGGTGCATTAGAACCTGATGACGTTCCTGCCGCCACGATAGTCAGAAGCGCAGTGTGAGGATCTGACTAATGGCATCCTCACAGTTTATTCTCCATTTGACCGTGGCAGGTGAGCGTTGGGACCTCTTAGCCTGGCAATACTACGGCGATGCAACCTTATACTCACCAATCATAATGGCGAATCCATCGGTACCGATCGAACCGGTGTTTGAAGCAGGGCGGCAAATCGCGATTCCTATACTGTTCGTTCAACAGACCGAGACGGCGAATCTGCCTCCATGGAGTCAAAGTTAAACTGGTGCGAGAGAGACGCGTGGGGCGAACCCTCGATCAATGAAGCGACAACTGAGCGAGAGGCGTGGATAAATGGGCGCTGGCGTATCCTATTCAGTGAGATCACCCGGATGGGTATTAACCTATCAATCGGTTGATATCACGTCGGATATATCCAGCATGGTATTGGATATCGCATATACGGACCGCCTGGGTGCGGCGTCGGGAGATCTGGAGATCCTACTGGAGGACAGCCAGAAGCTATGGCAAGGGCCGTGGTATCCACAGGAAGGCGATGTCATCAATTTGACTATTGGGTATACGGGAGAGGCGCAGCTGCCTTGCGGCAGTTTCCAGATCGACGAATTGCTGCTAAACGGGCCGCCCGATACTTTTCATATACGATGCCTCGCGACTTACATCACACCGGCGATGCGTACAAAAAGAAGTTGCGGCTACGAGGGGCAGACACTGACACAGATAGCCAGCACAATAGCGGGAAAATATTCGCTCGCCATGATCAGCGAAGCTGACGAACTGAATCCTGTATTTGAGAGAATCACGCAAAATCAGGAGACGGATTTGGGCTTTCTGCGGCGCATCGCGACTGAGCATGACTACGATTTCACGATCCGCGGCTCGACCATGGTCTTTTACGCAAGGAGCGTGCTGGAGGCTGCGCAACCGGTTGCGAGCATAGCCCGAGACAGCGTAATGCGGTTTTCATTCAAGGATCGTTCTTATCGGATCTATGAGACGGCGCAAGTGGCGTATCAGCAGCCTTTCGCTAAGGCCTTGATAAGCCAGAGCGCAAATACCAGCGTTTCCGTGCCGACCACAGACAACGCGAAACGTGTGAGCCGGTGTGAGAATGGCCAGCAGGCGCAGCTCAAGGCGAGCAGCATGCTCCATGCGCGAAATATGGTGAAGCGCACGGCAGGGCTGGCTTGCAGCGGATCGCCGGCTTTCGCGGCGGGCAATGTGGTCACGATCACCGGCTTTGGAGTGAGTGACGGCAATTACCTAATTGAGCAGGCGCGGCATCGGCTAACCAGAGCGGCTGGCTATACGACTGAGATCGAGGCACGGAATCTCGCGGAGTAAAACTGCCGGGCGGGAAAACTGGCGGCTGCAGGAAAGGGCGAGAAGGAAGACCGCGCAAATGTTCAGAGTGGGCTTAGTCAAGACTCAAGACGTAACCAACTGCCGGGTTCGGGTATCGTTTCCCGACCGCGACCAGATGACGTCATGGTGGCTGCCAGTAGTAGTACCCAAGACGGAGGCGGACAAGGCTTACTGGCTGCCTGACGTGGGAGAACAGGTCGTATGCATGATGGATGAACATGACGAGGACGGCGCGGTGCTAGGAGCAATATATTCAACTGCCGACACGACGCCGGTGCAGAGCGCGGACAAGGTTCATTGGAGCTTCAAGGACGGCACTTCGCTTGAATATGATCGTGCGGCGCATTCATTAAGCTGTTCACTGCCGAGCGCCACTGTCACGATTGCAGCCAGCGGAGCCACGATCGCGATCGACAGCAGCGGGAATGTACTAATAACCAGCGGAGGACAGATTCTTTTAGGCGGAGAGGCAGCGGTCAAGGGAGTCGCACGCCTGGGTGACAGCGTCGTATGTCCGGCGGGCACGGGGAAGATAACAACGGCCAGTGCAATCGTACAAGCGGAGTAAACGCGGAATCTCATGAAAGCGGAATTGCTACACGTTGTCACTGCGATCTTTAATCCGATTGGCTGGGACAGCCGGATACGCCTGTATAAAGAATTTGAAGCGCATATGCTGGCAAGCGGAGTGCGGCTGACGACGGTCGAGTGCGTATTGGGTGAACGGCCGCACGTGTTAGCTGGCACAGTTGGAGTAAACCATGTCGCGGTGCGGGCTAATACTTTGTTGTGGAATAAGGAGAACCTGATCAATCTGGGCATTTCGCGCCTGCCAGCGGACTGGAAATATGTCGCATGGCTGGATGCGGATATCACGTTCAGGCAAGAGAACTGGGCGTCTAGTACAGTG